GGTTGTCAAGCTGTTAGTATCTCGTGTATTTGAATGTTAAGGCGCGGCACCTCGCTGACCCGTAGGCTCATGTGCTGGCAATTCAAGACCGCGCCTCGATTCGGTTTAGTCATTGTCCCTCTTCCTATGTGTGACCTAGGTCACAGTCTATTAGTCTAAGTCCTCGTACAATCCGCGTGGTACGTCTCCCTCGCCAGGCTCCCATTCAAAAACTCTCTCGCGAGTCTCGTCTGTCAGCATGTACCAGCCACGTTGTGTTGAGCCTTGCACTTTTAAGATTAGGTTGCCACGAATGCCGGGCCGTAAGAATTCAGATATGCTACTGGTATTAACTATCTCGTCTATCTTCCAATCGGGTTGCATCATATCGTTACCTCTTTTTTATTTAGTGTGACCTAGGTCACAGTTTATTTTAGTATGCCTGCTAATTGTAGATGCGCTATCAATTCCCTTGCCCAATCTTCTGCCTCTTCTGTCTTGCCTACTTGCTGGTATGCAATCGCTTTAGCTAAACATCTACTGACTGCCGACCTATCAATCTCTATGCCTGCCATGGTGTAACCTCTTTTTAATCTTGTTCTGTGTGACCTAGGTCACAGTTTCCCGTGACCTAGGTCGTGCTGTGATGTTACTCGCCAGGTTTGAATGTTGCGTTGCAAGCTGGGCAGGTAGGCAGGCTGTCAGTATCTATCCGAGTCTGTACAGCGCCGCGTGACATCGTTAGGGTAGCCGGTTCTTCTTTACCGCCAGCACAGGCACAGGTTAGGGTGAGCATGCTAGATTGTTTCTTTTCGACTGCGCCTTGCAGTCTCGCCATGTTGAATAGTTCCACGTTAGGCTTAATTACGGTATCAATCCAGGCTTTGAATTCGTCGGATGGCTCAGTGTATGCCCACGCCTTGCCAGGCTTGCCATGTTCCTTGCCATGCGTCACGATTAACCCGCACTCTTCCGCCACAGTCTTGAAATATTTTGCGTTATGTGCGCCACCTTTGGAACAGTCTACGTTTCCACTGAGGAAATTTTCGTAGTGTACCGATTCGTGCCTGAGCGTGGTCATTATCTGATAGATATCCCGGTTCAAGTGTTCCGCCATGAGTGCAATCTCGTGTATGCGTTGTTCGGTATACTCTCTCGATTCTAGGTCTACGCCTGCCCAGGCACTCTGTGCGAAATGTCCCAAACAATCCCGTTTCTGTCCGCCTGACTGTATGACTACCGTGAGGTCGTTTCCGTTCAAGGATTTGCCTTTGAGTCCACGGTCTGCCAGCATCGCCCCGATTATGCGCTCGCATTCCTGTGTGACTGCGGTATTGCTAACGATTCCTTTGATTGTGGTTCCTGTAACCATTTTGTTTACCTCTTTTTAATTTTTAATCTTTGTGCTGTGACCTAGGTCACACTCTGCCTGACTGCCTGTTGTTTCATTCCCTACCCTCTTTTTACTGTTACTCTAGTATACTCTCTTTTGTCTTGGTTGTCAACCCCTTAGCTTGTTTTGGTGGAGTGGAGCGCTTAAGACTCGTATTGAGTGGCTACCCTTCCGCCTGTGCTTTGGTGTTGTTAACCTTGACTCTCTTAGTATACCTGGTCTTTCCTAGTTTGTCAAGCCCCTTAGATTATCTGTGTGGTGGAGTGGTCTGCTTAATACTCGCAATGAGTGAGAGTCAATCCGCCAGGATAACCTAAGTTGTTAACGTTTCGCCTTAATCAGGCTCATCGGCACAGGCATCACCTGTGGACGTTGTTTTAGTCTATTAGTGAATATCTTTTTTCACTCTCTAAGTCTTGGATTATCTCTTTGCATACTGCCTGGACATATTCCCTGCCGTCGATTTTTTGTACGAATTCTAAGGCGCTAATGCCGGTCGTTCGTTCATTCTTACTTCTGACCTGGCGAGCTAGCTCTTCATATCCTAGCGCCTTAAGTAGGTGATATCCTTTATCCATTTGGTAGCCTCACTTTGTTTTATTTGATGTATCTATAGTAGCATCCATGCCCATCCATTGTCAAGCTTTTCATAGGGCAATCTATCCCACCAATTTATAATAAATAGTATCATTACAAGCTATGCACAGTCATACCAAATGGTACATGGTCAAATGCCCACAATGGCGCTGTAAGGCTCATTCTGGGGTTTTAGGCCAAAGCTGACCTAGGGGTAGCAGAGGCCCCAAACTCTATAGTTACGGAATTCGTCGCTATACTTACTATCACTAAACCGTAGTGGTATTCCATGATAGTTAGTATCTGCTCTGGTCTGTTCCGGGCTGGGCATTGTGACAGCATTCACAATGTGGACTAGGTCACAGTCTATTTGGTTAGCTACTTACTTTTATTCAGCGGCGCCTGGAATGGTAAGTTGGTAGACTTGCTGATAGTCGCTTACTTTTAGTTATCCAGCTTGATAGGCCCCCACATCGGGAACCGGCCCCCCAGGGGGTACTTTGGGCGTAGGGGGACATGTATCGGCTGCTCACAACTATTCAAGTAAAGGGGGGGCACCGAGGAGGCAGGCACCCCCCGAAGGAAAGGGTGGTAAAGAGTAACCCCCCACATGCCAATGGGTAAGCATGCAGGGGGTTGGAGAGAGGTGGCGTTACGATTAACTTAACTTATTAAACGTAACTGTCCCAAGGCATAATAACAGATTTTGCGATTAACTGGTGAGCGACTCTCGTCCATCCCAGTTCAGGTAGTACCCCTAACCAAGTGAATGACTTGGCCCACCGCCCTCGTTTACAAGGGGCCGATTCTACCTGACGCGCCCAGGCTATATGCTTGGGCCAGGAGTATTAACCGCCTCCTGCACTGCCATCGGAGCGTAGCAGATAAGCAAGGTGGTTGCAACGGCATGGAGTCTATTGTATTCTTTCGGTATGCTACAGACGATTATGTCCCAGCAGGATGGCGAGTTTGACGGGCTTACCATGTTCGATGGGCTTGATTCGGCGTTCATTGGCATTGGAGAGAGTCACGCCAGTAAACCCCGTGCCATCTATAGTGAGGCGTTGATAATCAAGGCACTAGAGGCCCAGGGCATGGATGACGAGGAAGCATGGGAATACTACGGATATAACATCCAATGTCTCTATACGGGAGAGCAGACCCCGTATATCGTGACGTGGCTCCCTGAAGACTTCCTACCAAGTCCGAGGTATACAGGCACATGAGTATGGAGAAAGCGCCCGGCAAATGGGCACCGCCTTGGCGTCCTGGGGAGTCCGGCAATAATGGGAATGGGGCCAGGCCTGTCAGACGTTCCAAGGAACTGGCCGAGAAGATACTGTATTCCACACAGAACTCCGACGTACTTGTCAGAAGGCTAGTGGCTGTGGCTAACGGTGAGATTGAAGGGGCCAAGGTCGCAGACCAACTCCGGGCCATCGAGATGCTGCTCGAACGCGCATTCGGGAAGGCGGCACAGGTCATCGAGGTGGACGGCGAGGTCATCCATAGGAACATAGATGACTTCTCTGATGAGGAACTCCGGGCCTTGGTTGACCTTAGGAAACGCATCATTGAAGGCACGTCCCGACCTATAGAGACAGACCTCACACCTCATATCAGTGACTTCACGGACGGAGAATAATGGTCATAACTGGCCAGGAACCACAAGAGAAGTTAGCGTTAGAGGCGGGTGAGGCAGCAGCATTCGCCCTTGCTAAACGGTATTTCGCCGACTTCTTAGAGTATGTGCAAGTCCTTGAGCCGCCGCCCGGTAGGGGCATAATCGCCTTCGAGAGGTGGCCCCACCTCATGGAAGTGTGCGAGTTACTGACTGAAGAGAAGCTCATCGTGTGGTTGAAGTCCCGGCAGACCGGGGCATCGTGGCTCCTTGCTGCATATGCACTCTGGACGGCCATGTACAAGGAAGGCGCTCTCGTACTGCTCCTATCCCAGGGCGAGGAAGAATCCAAGGTATTACTCTCGAAGAGCCGCTTCATATACGAGAGATTACCAGAGGGTCTGAAGACGACACTGGGCACAGACTCACGGCAGGAACTCACATTCCCCGCCATGGAATCAGGCATCCGCGCCCTACCATCCACCGATAAGGCAGGCCGTTCCGCCACTGCGTCACTGGTCATACTGGACGAGGCCGACTTCCACGAACACCTTGAGTCCAACTACGCCGCAGTCAAACCGACGATTGATGACGGCGGCGGTCAACTCATCATGGTATCCACATCCAACGCAGCAAATGCACGCTCTATGTTCAAGAGGGTGTACCAGGAAGCCCCCGATAACGGGTTCAAGAAGCTGTTCTATGGGTGGAACGTGCGCCCAGGCAGAGATAACGAGTGGTTCTCCGCACGCCAACGCGAGTATTCGGACGTATCACTCTTCGAGAAGGAATACCCCGCAAGCGAGATTGAAGCCCTCTCCCCGCCACGGACGATTGCCGCATTCGACCATGACGTGCTTTACCTCATGGCACAAGACTGCCGCGCCCCCATAAAGAAGATACAGGTAGGCCCGGTACAGGCCAGCATCTGGCAGGACTACCACCCCGGCAAACGCTACGTGGCCGCAACCGACACGTCCCACGGCACGGGTGGCGACTGGGCCATAACCGTGATATTGGACGTGAGTACAGGGTACATAGTGGCCGATATCCAGACGAACTTGATACCCCCCGACCAACTTTCTTTAGCCTCTATGGAACTGATGAAGCTCTACCACAACCCGGTATGGGGCATCGAGGACAACGACTGGGGCGTACTCACCATCTCCACCGCCAGAGAGGCCCGG